TTTGACCTTCCTAGTGGAATAAAGTGTCATATCAACTTTTTTAGTGGCAAGAAAGCAAGGATAGCACAAGAAATAGCAACGAATAACAACGGAGTAGATGAGGATTTGCTTTGGGGTGCGATAATTTCGGAGTGTTGCTTATTCAATGGTGAAAAGCTAATTGCGGAAGACATATCTTTATTGAACGGAATTGACTACATGGTAATTTTGGGAAAGTTAGGGGGTGTTCAATCGACAGAGGACAAATGATGTTCTTAGCGCATTTCAGTTCAACACCCTTAAATGTATTGGAGGAAATGCCATGTAATGACTTAGTGCTTTGGTATATGGAAGCGGTTAAGTGCCATAATAGATTAAACAAGCAAGACTAATGGCTAGTGGGCTTCGCATAGTATTACAATTGTCTGCAATAGACACAATGTCAAGCGTTGTGGCTAATGCCGCTAGGAACAGTTTAAGTTCCATGCAAAACTTTCAGCAGAACGCTAGAAGGATAGGCAGAGAAGCTAGGGAAACGATGTTTGAGAGCGGTGCTGCCACTTTAGCTAGCGGTGCTGCAATGGCTCACCCGTTAAAAAAGGCGGCAGACTTAGAACTTTTGCGTAAGTCAATGGAGATTTACACCCGTTCTGCCGAGAAAGGCGCGGTTGTGTATAAAAACATTGTAGACTTAGCAAACCAAACGCCATTAGGATTAGAAGAAGTAGCGAAGTCGGTAACTGTTGCGATGGGGTCGGGATTAACGGCTGCTAAGGCAATACAAGCAACTAGAATGCTTGGCGATATTACCGCTGCTAATCCAATGGCTGATATGGGTGCTGCTATGGTAGCATATACCCAAGCGGCACAAGGCGGCAAGCTGATGACGCGAGATATTTGGCAGTTGATAAATTCGGGAGTGCCAATTGTTGACATACTACGCAACCACTTGGGTGCAACTGCTAAGATTATGGGTAAGGGCGGCATGGCGGAAGAAGGTAAGATAACCTTTGAGGTATTGCAGCAAGCTATGGAGAAAGCTACTGGTGCTGGCGGAATGTTTGAGAATGGGCTTACCAAAATGGCTGATACAGGTCATGGTAAGTTTAGGATATTGCGCGATGCTGCCGACCAATTATCTGCGGCTTTTGGTGAATCTGTATTGCCAACTTTTATTAAGTTAGGCAATGCAATGATTCCGTTAATAAACGGTATTACTTCATTCATTCGCAAAAACACGATATTAGGTCAAGTTGTAATGTTTTCAATTACAGCGTTTACCTTGATTGCCGCTGCCGTGTTTGCTTATTCATCAGTTGTTTGGGTTGCCGCATTTGCAATTACTGGATTGCAAGTAAGGACGGTAACGGCAACTGGAACTACCGTAACATGGGGTAGAGCGGTAAGGTTTGCCACTTTTTCATTACACGGTATGTTGGGAGCAATGAAGTGGGTAGCTTGGGGGTTTTTAAGGATTAGTTTTAATGCAATAATTGCAACTGCAACAATACTTAGCAGTTTTATTCCATCAATAGGTGCTTTAGGTGCTGCATTTATGGTGTTGTCTACAACAATTTACGGAATCCCAATTATAGGTTGGATATTAGCCGTAGTAGCTGGTATAATTGCAATTGGAGTAGCTGTTTATAAGAACTGGGACAGCATAGTCAAGTTTTTTTCTATGTTGGGTGATAAGTTTGCGAACTTCATACCCAAAGCTAAAAAGTGGGGTTCAGAAATGATACGTTCTATTGTAGACGGAATTAAAGAGGGTGCGCCTTCTTTGTTTGCCGCAATAGATGGTGTTGTTGCATTTGCTCGTGGGTTTTTTCCAGCAAGTCCAGCAAAACACGGAGCATTCAAAGACTTGCATAAGGTTAAAATTATTGAGCAAGTTGCCCAATCAGTTAAGCCTAATTCATTGGTTAAGTCAATTAGTGCAGCCACTTCGGTTGGTGCTGCTTCTGTAAACAGGTCACTTTCGCCTGTTGCTAGTGGTGGAGGTGGGTCGGTTAGTGTAAACTACTCTCCTGTGATAACAATCGGGGCTGGGGCAACTGTTGGCGATAAAGCGTCATTCATGGAAGTTCTTGAAAACCATAAATCTGAAATGATGCGAATGATAGCGGAAGCAGGTAGAACTCAAAATAGAAAAGCCTATGCTTAGATTTGGTCTTGTGTCAAGTATAGACCCGTCAAAGGGTGTTGCAAGGGTAAGTTTTGCGGAAGATGAAATAGTTACCGATTGGCTTCCGATTGTGGTTGCTGGTACGGCTAATAGTTATTCTTTCACGTTCAATATAGATGAGCAAGTTGCTTGCATGATGGATTCAACGGGCTTGCGCGGTGTGATATTGGGCGCGGTCTATAACGAGAACACAACTCCATCAAGTAGCGGTGAAGATATTGTATCCGTGGTATTCTCAAACGGAGATAGCGTGGAATACGATAGGGCAACTGGAGAAATGAGTATAACAGTAAGCGGAGGACTAACCATTAACGGTGATGTAACCGTGATAGGTAGTTTAGACGCTAGTATAGACGTGACCGCTGGCGTATTTAACACCTCTCTAAGCACGCATACGCATCCATACGTCAACGTATCAGCACCAGCTACAACAAGCCCTCCTACGCCATGATAACTACACTATTACCAAACATATCAAGTTCGATGTGGTCTATGTCCGTAGCTAATTATGGCGCGGTTGTAACCGACTTGGAGGACATAAAGCAATGCGTTCTAATTATCCTTTCAACAAACAAGGGAAGCGACCCGTTTAGACCTGACTTTGGTTTTAATATCGGAGAACTATTGGACAAGCCTGTTAACTATGTTATTCCGAACGGAAAGTTAGGAATAGTAGATGCCTTGACTAATTACGAGCCTAGAGTTAAGGTTACGAGGATAGTTCACACATTAGATATTGGACACGTAACTTTCTATGTTTATTGCGCAACTAATATCGCTAACTTTGTGGTATCAATGCCTATTAGCCCGAACTACATCCCAACGGCTTTAGGTGCATTTAGTTCGGGATTTGATTCAGGATTTGATATATGAAAAATTTACTCACACTTTCACTACTTGCAATTAGCTTGACTGCTTTCGGGCAACAAGACACTACTGACCTAAAAGAATACATCAACGCTAAGTTTCCAAACAACACATCAAGAGTAATTACTCCATTGAGGTTGCGTGAGGTGGCTATTGAGCAAATGCGTTCTTCGCCTAATAAGTTTGAGGAGAACATTCTTGAAGAAAGTTTAACCGTAACCGATTCAATTTATTCCGATAACGGGTTCTTTAAGTGGGATGGAACAAGTTATGTTGAGATTGGGCAATCAACTCCAACCCTTAATTCGGTATTGTTTGAGGGAAATACAACCGATGGCAGAAATATCAACATTAGTGACGGAGATGCAATCTATTTTGATAACGGGTCTAGGATAAGAAAAGGCATTACCGATATGAGTAATGGCGGTGCAAAAGGGGTTGCTTTAGTTTGCTCAATTGACTATGAGTTGAAATGGGAAGCTGGTCGCCTTTACATTCTTCATCAGGATGGGTTTACTATTCGGGAGGTTAGGTATAATTTCACAATAACTCCGAATGAAAACGATGATGCTACAAAAGGATTCGTTATTGGCAGTAAGTGGGTTATGGACGATGGGCTTGAATACGTATGCGCAGATAGCGCGACAGGTGCAGCCGTTTGGGACATAGCAACGTTATGGGCGAAAGAAGATGGGGTTATATACCCTAACAATACGGACACGGTTGAAGCGAATTATTTGCGGTCAGCAGACTTTCGGTTCGGGTCTGATAGCGTGTATGCCACAAGGTATGTCGATGAGGGTTTGGAGTTGAATGCCTTTATTGTTGAAGCAAGAGATGGAAGTTTAGGGGGGTTTACTTTTGGCATTGCAGACGGCAATGAATCCTCAGTTTTTTCTATTTCATCAAATGTATTTGCAGATGTAGCCTATCCCGAAGTAGGTTCAAATTATCAAGGGTGGAGAACCAATTACTTTGCTGACGGGGCGAATCTTGGCAATGATTATCACACAAGGCTTTATATGGACACGCTTGGAGCAAATTGGTACAACAATAGCCCTTATGGTAGCATACAGGTCAGAATTGATAGTGCGGCAGCCTTTTTGGTAACGGGCGCAATGTCACAGTTCACTTTGAATGATAGCCTTACGGTAGACGCATCTTCAATTCGTTTGACGGGAGATTTGAAAATTCAACCAACAGGATTTTCGGCTGCTGATGGCGATTTATTGACCGCTATAAATGGAGATGGTGAAGTTGAGTGGAGAACTCCAGTAATAACTTCATCGGGAACATATACTCCAAGTACTACAAATATGGTTAACATTGCATCAACAACAACTATAAATAGCAATTGGTCTAGGGTTGGTAATATCGTTACTGTGGCTGGATATGTAAGCATAACAACGTCAGGTAATGGATTAGCACAGCTTGGTTTATCACTTCCAGTTGCTTCAAACTTTACTACAAGGTATGAAGGGTCAGGCACATTCACTACAACTGAACATTTTGGTGAGATTTATTCACACGTATCTAACGATAATGTGGTATTAGAATTTCAACATAGCGGCTCTACGGGTGCTGATGAATTTAGATATGTGTTTGTGTACGAAATACTTTAACAAAGAAAACCAATGCCTACACAACCTATTTATGTAGAAGTAAACCCAAACGGTATAATAGCCGATTTGGTAGCTGCTTATGAAGCGGAAACTGGCAACACTTTGCAGCCAGCGCAAGTAGAGCGTTTGCTCATCAATATGTTTGCTTATCGTGAAACATTATTGAGGTCGCAAATTCAGGCGGCTGCAATTCAAAACTTAGTTTCATTTTCAACCGCGCCAATACTTGACTACTTAGGTGAGAACTTTGGTTTGGTTAGATTGTCCGATGCGAATGCAATTGTAACTATCCAATTCACTACCAATGCCGCTGCTACAATTCCATCAGGAACACGGGTAGCGAGTGTAGATGGTCTTGCGGTGTTCCAAACGTTGTCGGATATAATTGTAAGCGGAACAACCGCATCAGGTCAATGCCAATCGGTAACGAGTGGGCAGAACTTTAACGGGTATGCAATTGGAACGATAACCAATATCTTAGACCCACAAGCCTATATTGTTTCGGCCACAAATACGGACGTAAGTGCTGGAGGTTCAAACTTAGAAACTGACGAACAATTACGTAATAGAATACGATTAGCCCCCGATAGCTATGGTTCTGCTGGGTCAAGAAACGCCTACAAGTTTTGGACTTATAGTGCCAACCCTTTAATTATTGACGTTGGAGTTTTTCGTCCGATAGCTGGTACTGTTGAGGTGTTTCCGCTTTTGGAAGATGGAAGTGTAACTCCTCAATTGATATTAGACCAAGTTTATGCAATACTCAACGCAGACGAGGTTAGACCATTAACAGATACGGTAATTGTAACAGCCCCAACGCAAGTAACGTACACAATTGACGTTGATGTAACTATCTACGAAACAGCGGACGCTACTGACGTTCAATCGGCTATTGAGGTTGCTTTAGATGCTTATGTATTGCAACAACGTCAAACAATGGGTCGTGATATTATGCAAGACCAAGTAATAGCGGTCTGCATGGTAGAAGGGGTTTATGATATAAATTTAGGCTCGTTTTCAGATTTGATAATAGCTACAAATGAGTATGGATTTTGCACGTCAATAACCGTTACTGTAATCGGAACTAACGAAGGATAATGCCAAGCGTATTAGCAAGTTCAATATCTACTTTACCTCAATTCACCGTGTTTGAGAACATGGTGGTTGATAGATTTGCCGCACTTCCTGTTGAAGTAGTTATGACGTTCCTTTTGCAATTACTTCAAGACACGGCAATTGGAACAATGGCAACTGATTTAGGTGTTAATGGAATCGGAGGACTTGCGCAAGCTAACACGGAGCAAGAACGAAGGGATGTGCTGCTGAATGCTATTAGAACACGCAGAAGGGCTGGGACGGTGTTTGCGCTAAAACGGGCTATTGAAACATTAGGCTACTCTAACCCAATTATTTTAGAGGGTGTTGGTGACGTGCCAGTTGTGTACGATGGCACATATATCTATGATGGCTATATTAACTATGCTGGCGGAAACAACGGGTGGGCGCAATTTATGGTTATTCTCCCCGAAAATGATTTAGTAGGGTTAACACAAGCGCAAATTGATTTGCTTGTCCAATACATAAATTACCACAAGAACGAACGCAGCGAATTGATTGGTGTTGGTTACTACGGAACTCAATTACCTTTGTACGATGGGCAGTTTAATTACGATGGAAGTGCTTACTACAACGGATTACCAAACGAAACGATTATCTTTGTCTATCCATAACAAAAAATAAAATGGCAACTTTTATTGAAAACGATTCACTTTACCCTGCTAGCATTTATCAGTTAGCCACTAACGACCCTGTTATTGGAGGAACAATGAGTGGGCCGCTTAATGCTCCAACAGGAGGTTATTCTAACGCCCAAGCGCAAGGTATTGTTCATCGTACCGCATACCTTAAAAAAAGAATGAACCCAATAGGCGAAATCGTTATGTGGGGCGGTTCAAATGCGGCTATGCCTTATGGATATAGAGAGTGCAATGGTGATTCTTTGAATAGAACTACATTTGCTGAATTATTCGCGGTTGTTGGTACTGCTTTTGGTACGGCAAGTGGAAGTACATTTAATCTTCCTGACCTTCGCGGTTTGTTTGTTCGTGGTGTTGACGGTAGTGCTGGAGAAGACCCCGACAAGTTAACCCGTACCGCTATGAACACGGGCGGTAACACGGGCAACAACATTGGTTCGGTTCAGGCTGATGAACTTAAATCGCATACTCACCAAGTTAAGTTCACGCCACAAGGTGCTAACCCAGCCGAATATGACGAAGCAATTATTGGCACAAATAACGGTGTACCTAATAGCGTTTACACTACATCAGCAGGCTATAATGAAACACGCCCAAAGAACGCATATCTATACTACATAATTAAGTGTAACAACTAATGGACACGCGGAGAACGCGAGTTATTTACACGTGGGCTAAGAGAACTAAAGAGTTTAATGGAACGGGCATTTCATATCCTGACCCATACGACCCTAAAAGTTGGTCTATGCCATCTAACGCCACAATGCTAGAACCGCCTGTGCAACGTAAAGGATATGTAAGTATTTGGAACGGGGCTAAGTGGGAAGCTATTAAGCGTCCGTAGTATTCATGCTATTGCCTACTAACTGAACGTCTAGGCTCGTAGTGTAGCCCTGTGAACGGGTTATTCTGTGCCGCGCTTTTGTAATGTAGTATTTTCCGCTAAGGTTGTTTAACCCTCGGACGTTAACTGAACTTCCAGCAACAGCCTTAGTCAATCCTTCAATGTCAATAGTGCCATCAACCGCGCTTGTTATGACTTTGTATAGCGACATCATAGCGACTATCTCCGCTTGGGTGGCATTCTCTACATCTTCATAAATTCGCATCCTCCACGCGCTTCTTTGGAAGTCGTAGTCCTCTTGTCGTTTCTTGCGGTCATCCTCAATCTTTTGCATGAACGGAAACAATCTATTCAAGGTACTTGCGTCTTGAATAATCTGCATCAACTTTTCAGGATAGGTAAGGTCGTTTTCAACCGTTGTCACGCCTGAATAACCGCTTAGCTGGTCGCTTGCTCGAACGTCAACTCCTACTGGAGATTTGTCCAAACACATTTTTAGGTCGTATGACTTAATCTCAATAGTTGGACGAGATAAATAGTCTTGGATAGGTTTATCTACCGCCATCTCCTCAAATGACGCTTCCATAAGTCCGTAAAATGGACGGTAAAATTCCGAAGATATGCAATCTGCCATCGGGTCGATGTTATGAAGCGAATGAGAAAGCAACGGGTACATAACATTGCCCCAAACGTTAAAAGATAGCCCGTAACGGTTTCCAATCCTATTAAGGAATCGAATGTCGCTTTCACGGGTTTGTGACAACCTACGGTGTGTTAGGTCGAGGATTCGATTTGCTGAAAATTGCGTGTTGGCAGCGTTAACAGTAGATTGAAGCCCTGTGGTTAGAACGTTGCTTGCGGTAGAATTTGGGGCAGGTGTTGAGCCGTTTGCAGCTACGTTATTAAATGTGATTTGATTTTCGCTACAAATAAACTGCGCCACTTGCCTAAGTGTTTGCATTTCAAATGCCCTACTCTTTTCGGTGCGCAAGTCATTAGACACGCCTATTGCAAGCCCTCTAAACTCAACGGTATCGGGCTGTCCTTTGAAGTGAACTTCGTCTATCTCAAAATCTCCGCAATTAAGCAAGTCATCATTTGAGTAGCCCATCTTTAAGCTAATCCTATCTCCTACGGCTGGCTGCCATTCAGACTTCCACCTACCATTCATGTCATCAATTAAGACGCGAATTTCAGAAGATTCACCTTCAACGGCATCTTCAAAAGTTATGCTAATCGCATCGTCTGCAATGTCATTGGTAATATCTACGCCTTGATAGATAATCTCAAAGTAAGGTGAACGTACATTTGCCATCTATCCTTGTGGTTGCCGCCACGGTGGAAGGTTGTTAAAGTCTTGCAACGGCTGTGGGTCAAATATCGGTATAAACAAAACCATGCCTTCCTCTAAAGTTGCCCTTATTGGAATAATTGGGTTAGCTTCAATTATAGGGGTAACGTTTGTAGCATCCCCTAAATAGCGGTATGCAATTTCATCCCACCTATCACCGTCTTGTACTATGTATTGTGTATATTCCATTATCGTCTTGACCCTGTGTAGGCGGCTAATGGTTGTGAAGTGTTAGACATAACCGCAACTCCCGACATAACGCTTCTATTTGCAAGAACAATCCCGTTCATACTACCAACTGGGTCTAATGGGTCAAAGTTCTCAATTGCGGCAGATAGGTCAGTCATATTTTGTGCTGCCGTGTACATATTTTGAACGTATGTTTGTGCTGCTGCCGCTGTGTCTTGTGCCGCTTCAACTTTAGCGGCTGCATCAGCCATCTTTTGCCTTGCGTTGTCGATGTTGTCCTTAATGTTTTTTAGCTTAGGACTTTCCGCGCTTGTAAATTCTTCGGGCGCAGATGTGTAGTCACCTAATCCATTGTCACAAAATGTGGTAATTGCCCGAACTTGCAAAACATCAATTGCAGCGGAAACGGGGATTGTTGGAACTATCAAAGTCATTGGCGTAATGGCTGGGTTATTCCGTCTATTTGCTAACGCTCCACTAACCGCTTTGTTCTTAATAGTGGAAGCGAGAGTTTCAATTAAAGTAAGTGCTAATTCAACCGAAACATAATTTCCTTGCGTATCTGTTTGGCTTACGGTTTCAGTCGTTTCGGAAATTACAAACGTACCCATGACATTACCCGAACCAGTTATGTATCGTAGGTGTTCTGCCCTATTGCGATATGTTCTGAATTTCTCAATAGCCGTTTCAATCTCTACGAAGTCGCAATGCAATAGAATCTTAATCTTAACTACGCCTAAGTCAACGCCTGTAAACTGTTGCTTTGGTCTGCGGTTAATTCTACTATGCTGTGGCAACGAAACGCTATCAGAACGCTCAAATGCGCTTGGTGCATATAGCCCTTCAAAGATTATATCTCCTAACTGTGCATACATATCGCAAAGTTACAATAATATAGGGTAACGGTCGAAGTCAGTCCTATAATCTACAACCTTACAATGGTGTTCCGAATACCCAGCCCGTTGAAGGGCTACCATAGGCCAACAAACGGCTACTTTATATGTGCGACCTATCCAATTGTCAATGTGTTCCGACATTGGACATTTCATTATATCTACACTCTCATTTAGGATTGAGTATAGGTGCATTCCGCTAATATCGGTTATCTGCTGAATCCCGTGTATCGGATTTCCTAAAGGTCGGCAATGGTGAACCCCACCAAGCAAAATGTCAAAACCTAAGTTCCATGCCGTCTTTTGGCAAATTGCAAAAGTTGAAAGCGAATCAGGAGAGGTAAATAAAACATCGTCTTCACAAATAATACCACCGCCATTCATTCGCATCATTGCTACCGCTTCAGCGTGGGCTAATTTAATCCCGTGTCGGGCTGGTTTTGAGTAGTTAGCGGCTACCGTCTTAAAATCAAATGGCAAGCCTTGTGATGCAAATGTGTCGATAGCATCACCTGCTCCTCTATTTCCTGTAATACAAAAAATTTTCATGCGCGTAAAAATAGGTATATTTGTCGCGTGTCAAGAGTATCAGTAGTATGCACATCATTTAATCGACCCGACTTGTTAGAAATAACATTGCGGTCTTTCCATGCTTTCAATACATATCCTATTGAATCGTTCGTTGTTATTGATGATAGCGAAGTAATTGGGTGTAATGACCATTTACGCGAAATTTATCCAAACGTAACGTTTACATACAACAAAAAGAGATTAGGGCAGATAATCTCGGTAGATAAAGCCTACTTAATGGTATCTACTCCGTACATCTTTCACATGGAGGAAGATTGGCAATTCTACAAATGTGGATTTATTGAAGATAGCTTTAAGGTGTTGTCTGATAATGCAACCACGCAAGTTGTTTGGCTGCGTTCTGAAAAAGATACAAACGGGCATCAGTTTAACCCACAAGTCAAAAATGTTGAAGGCGTTAACTACTCAATGCTTAACTACAATCACGCTGGCTGGCATGGCTTTACATTCAACCCTTCTTTGAGGAGATTAGACACGTGGGAAGGTCATAATGGGTATCGGTCAATTGCTACATTTATCCCTAAATTGCCTTGGGTTAGTGAACAGCAAATAGGCAACTATTACAAACAAAAAGGCTATACCGCTGCCATAATTCGCGGAAAAGGGTACGTCAAACATATTGGCAATAATAGAGGTATAAGAAAATGAGCAACGGAATTTTTACAACAGAACAAGCAAAAGTAGAACACAAGACAAGTCCGCGTTTAGCACGTGAACTTTCAAAGGTTATCCCGTCAAACCGTAATGTCATAGACTACGGTTGCGGCAAAGGTGAGTACCTTCAACATTTAAGCACAATGGGCTTTAAGTGTTTTGGTTATGAGGGTACTGATTTAGGTGACTTAGCGGTTTACAAAAAGATACGAAAGTGCGATTTGACTAAACCAATTGGTGAACGTCCTAGTGGGACTGTTATTTGCCTAGAGGTTGCTGAACATATACCACCTAAGTTTGAGGATGTATTCATTAAGAACATAACCGAGAATTGCGAGGGAAGGTTAATTGTTTCGTGGGCTATTGTTGGTCAAGGAGGTTGCGGTCATTTGAATGAGCAAAATGCAGCCTATGTAATTGCCAAGTTTGAAGCCTTGGGTTTTGAATTAAATAGAACGGTGTCCGAGCAACTTAGAACTGCTGCTGGTAGAGATTTGTGGTGGTTTAAGAATAGTATATACGTTTTTGATAAGGCATAATGAATAGCATAATTGTAATTCCATATAGAGATAGGGCTGCGCACTTATCCAAGTTTTTATCCAACGCAACTATACCTACACTTATAGTTGAACAAAATAACGACAAGCCTTTTAATAGGGGTAAATTATTTAATATAGGTGGAATTATTTGCTTTCAAGAAGGGGCAAGTCATATTATAGCACATGATGTTGATATGATTCCGATTAAGGTTGATTATTCACCAAGCGAATGCGCTCATTTAGCTTCAAGGTGTAGTCAGTTTAATTATAAAATGCCATACGAACGTTACTTTGGCGGAGTTAATATATATTCAGCTAAAACATTCTACATGGTAAACGGATACTCCAATGACTATTGGGGGTGGGGCGCGGAGGATGATGATATGTTGTTAAGGTGTGAAAAGGCAAATATCCAAGTTGAAAGACGTTTGTGTAAGTTTAACTCATTACCTCATGTACACGCACTTAGTGATAACGAAACTAGACTTAACCATCAAAAAAACTGCGTTCGCATGAACATGGGTTATGACTATTCGGAAGATGGAATTAACAACTGCGAGTACACCGTGTTAAGTGACACGGGATGGCTTAATAACATTAGAACGGTTACAGTTGCATTATGACCTAATATACGGGTTTCTTGAAGGGCTTAGACCAACTCCATCTTTAACTGTGTGGGAATGGGCTGATAAGTACCGTATGCTATCTTCCGTTAGTAGTGCCGAAGCTGGGAGATGGAGAACTGACCGCGTTCCTTATATGCGAGAAATCTTCACTAAGCTATCACCTGACGACCCATGTCAAGAGGTGGTTCTTATGAAAGGCGTTCAAATTTCAGGTACAGAAGCTGCCCTTAATTGCGTGGGTGCGTATATTGATTTAGAGCCTTGCCCAATTATGTATGTGATGCCTACGGTAGACATGGCAAAGGGGTTAAGTAAAAAACGGCTACATCACATGATTAGCGAATGCCCAACATTGGCGGCAAAGGTTACTCAAATGAATAGGCGTGAAGGGTCAAGTTCTTTGCTCGAAAAGTTCTATGCTGGAGGTGCGCTAACTTTAACTGGGGCTAATTCTGCGGCTGGGCTACGGTCACAACCAATACGTGTTTTAATCTTGGACGAAACTGATGCTTATCCTTTGAACATTGATGGAGAAGGTAGTCCAATTAAGTTGGCAGAAGCTAGAACAACCACTTACTCAAAAAACCGAAAGATATTTAAGCTATCTACCCCAACTGACGGGAATAGTGTTATTGCATTTTCTTTAGAGGGGACTGATAAAAACAGATACCACGTGCCATGCAGAAAGTGTGGGTTATTTCAACATTTAGTATTTGCTAATCTAAAGTGGCCGAAAGGACAACCAACTAAAGCCGTGTATGAGTGTGAGGGTTGCGGTCATGGTATTGAGGAAAACAGAAACAAAACCTTTATGTTAAATGAAGGTAATTGGATTCCTTCCGAACCTGACTATGTTTCAAAGTACAAAGCAGGGTATATGATAAATTCTTTGTATTCACCTCTTGGATGGATGTCTTGGGCGCAAATAGCCACAAAGTTTTTAGCTGAAAAGGACGACACAATTCTATTTAGAACATTCATAAATACCGTACTTGGCGAGCCTTGGCAAGATAGAGGTGATGCTCCTGAATGGGAAAATATCTACAACAAGCGAACTCCATACGCTATGAATCAACCGAACGATAATGTTATGTTGATAACGGCTGGCTGTGACGTTCAAAAAGACCGATTGGAACTAGAGATAGTTGGTTGGTGCAAGGATAAAAGCACATACTCAATTGACTACCGTGTCTTGCAAGGCGATACTTCCGAGCGTGCTGTTTGGGATAGTTTGGCAGAAGTTGTTAATGAGAAATGGATAAGACCTGATGGGATAGAATTGCCTTTAATGATGTTGGCGGTAGATAGTGGTTACAACACGCAATTTGTTTATGACTTTTGTAGGCGGTTTGATGTTACTCGTGTTATTCCAGTAAAAGGTCAAGACAGTCAAAGGACTATTGTATCTACTCCAAGAAGTATTGACGTATCGGCTGCTGGCAAAGCAATAGGTAAAATGAAGGTTTGGAATGTAGGGGTTAGCGTAGTGAAATCTGAAATCTACTCTAATTTACGTTTGAATAAAAATGAGGACGGAACATACCCACCAAACTATTGCCACTTTCCTGAATACGGAGTTGAATACTTCAAAGGAATAACATCGGAGCAACTTGTTTTTAGAATGAGCAAAGGTTTCCGAAAGTATGAATGGGAAAAGGTTTATACGCGAAATGAACCGCTAGATTGTAGAGTTTACGCTCGTGCCGCTGCTACCGTAGTAGGTATAGACCGATTCAATGAGAATCATTGGGACGTGCTAATAGGAAGGTACAATAAACGAAAGGAAGGTCACGCAAAACCAATATCGCAAAAAGTAAATAAACCAAAACAAAAATCCTCATTTTGGGGTGATAGATAACCATGACACTACTATATTATTCAGAAGCTGGCGAAGATAGCGAGGAGTTTGACTTGCACCCACAATGTGTTGAACACCTAAAGGCATTTATGGACGCTTCCTTTAATGGCGTTTATTTAGCGGAGGTTTGCTTAGATATTGAAAGCCCAGCATACATTGTTTGTAGGGGCAAAGATTTACTGATTGACCTAATTGAAAGGTTCGGGGCTTGGGATGATTTAGCTATCTATGAATGCACGTCATACCAAGATGCAACCCAACTAATGCAAGACCTTTCGGAGAACTCTAGTGTAGGTTGCGAATATGAGGGTTAATAATGTTAACTTTGCACAATGGCATGGACATTAGAAGATTTAGCTACATTAGAAGCGGCCATCGCTTCTGGCGCACGTATCGTTAGATATGGTGATAAAGAAATCACGTATCAGACCTTAGACCAGATGCGAGCGTTAAGGCGTGAAATGCAAGCCGAACTAGGGGTATCAACTGGTTTTGGCAAAAAATACTATTCCAATCACTCAAAGGGGCTAACATGAATCGGTTAGAACAACTTATTGCTTTTGTTTCGCCTACTATGGCTTTGGAGCGAGAAAGAGCGCGTCAAATAACTAGCCACATTAGAAGTTTTGACGCTGCTAAAAAAGGAAGAAGAACGGCTAGTTGGCTTGCAAGTGGGACAAGCGCAAATGCCGAGATATATGCGGCATCTTCTATATTGCGAAATAGGTCGCGTGAACTTACCCGTAACAATCCATTTGTAAAAAGAGCGGTTCAATCAATTTCAAATAACACTATTGGCGTTGGCATTCGTGTTAAGGTAATTTCAAAGAACAAGCGCGAAAGAGAACGTCTGCAAAAAACTTGGACTGATTGGAGCGACAAGACTGAATGTGACTTTGAGGATAGACTAAACTTTGGAGGTATTCAAAAGTTGGTGTTTAGGGCTGTAATTGAAAGTGGTGATTGCTTAATCCTAAAGCGTAGGAATAGGGACAAGAAAGTTCCACTTGAACTGCAAGTCTTAGAGATTGATTACCTAGACATTTCCAAAAATAGCCTAACCGCAAATAGCGGAGGGGATTACAGTTTTATGGGAATTGAGTTTAACGGAAAAGGTAAACGCATCGGGTATTGGCTATTTGATAGACATCCTAATGATGTTAATACAATTGGCAATACTATTAGCCGTTTAGTGCCTGCTAGTGATGTTATCCATGTTTACGAGTTGCTACGTGCTGGCCAACAATTAGGAGTTCCATTCGGGGTGTCCGCATTTCTTAGAGTGCGCGATATGGACGAGTATAATGATGCGCAAGTTGTCCGTCAAAAAATAGCCGCTTGTTACACCGTAAACATAACAAGAGAAGGGGCTGGGACTGTTTTAGATGCAAGTTCAACTAGCGAATTAGAGCGTGTAGAGCCAGGAATGATAAACGTGTTAAATCCTGGGGAAACTATCGCTTTTGGAACTCCTCCAAGTGTTGAAGGTTTCGGGGAATTTAGCAGAGCAATTATGCAAGGTGTAGCGGCTGGGTTTGGATTAACTTATGAAACGCTGACTGGAGATTTATCCAATGTCAATTTTAGTTCGGGTCGCATGGGTTGGATTGAGATGCACCGAAATATAGAGGATTGGCAATGGAATGTTATTATTCCTCAATTGTGCGACCCAGTATGGAAATGGTTTGTTGAAGCCGCTGAATTAGTTGGCGTAACTTCCGTTAGTTCAACCGCTGAATGGACGCCACCACGCAGACAAATGATTGACCCAGCTAAAGAGATTAAGGGTATAAATGCTCAAATACGAAACGGGTTAATCTCTTGGAATGACGCGGTTAGAGAACAAGGTTACGACCCCGAAGAAGTGCTTTTGGAAATAGCCGCAACTAACAAAGCGTTAGACGAAGCTAAAATTATACTTGATTGCGACCCAAGAAAGGGAAAGGGTGAAGCACCTGATGGACGAGGAAGACCAGCTACCGATGCTGAAAATCTAAATGACAACGTAGACAAAAAATAATTCATAACTTTACGGCATGAAACCTAACAAAATACAATCAATGAAAACGAGGGCGGCTTTTGCCCCTTCAACTCTCGTTGAGGAAGATAGGACGGTAGAGGTTATTTTCGGAACTGACGCGGAGGTTCGTATGTCTGATTGGGAAATCGGGCAATACATGGAATCAATGTCTTTTGAGGAAGGTCATGTTAGATGGGAACGGCTTAATAGCGGTGCGCCATTACTTGACAACCACGATAGCTATAAAGGAACACGCGGAGTTTTGGGTGTTATCGAAAGAGCATGGGGTGAAGGCGGTGTTGGTAAAGCAGTCATTCGCTTTTCAAAACAAGAAGATGGAGAGCGTGCATTCCAAGAGGTTAAAGACGGCATTTTAACTGGCGTTTCTTTCGGGTATCGCGTTTACAAATATGAGCGCATTTCATCTTTAGAAGGTGAGTTGCCTAAGCTACGCGCTATTGATTGGGAGGGGTTTGAGATTAGTCTTGCACCTATTCAAGCCGATATAAATGCAACTGTAAGAAATTTAGACAACGATAGTAACAATGTAGAGATAATTGATTTATCTTTGCAACTTGAACAAGAACCAATAACAACAATAAGAACAATGGAAACTCCAATAATTGAGCCGATTGTTGCCCCTGCGGTTGACACGGTGGCTATTGCAACGGCTGAAAGGTCGAGAATCAAAGAGATAACAGACCTATGCCGCAAGTTTAAGGCGGACGATTCTGTTGTATCTGATTTGATTGACAACGGTAAAACAGTAGAACAAGCCCGTAAGGTGATTATGGACGCTTGGACTGCAAAAGATGCCAACGAAGGACAACGGTCTACTCCTGTTGTTACCGCTGATGAAACTGATAAGTTTCGTGCAGCCGTTACAGAGGGTATTCAAATGCGTTCAAATCCAAACATCGAAGCTAAACAAGGCGGTGATTCATTCCGTGGAATGAGTTTGCTACGTCTTTCGGAAGAAGTTTTGCAACGCAATGGTGTAGCTACTAAAGGTCTATATGGCCGCGAACTAGCTTCACGCGCACTTGCTACTTCTGACTTTCCAATCATTCTTGGAGCAACAGTTAACAAATCGTTGCAAGCGGAGTATCAAGGAGTTGAAAGAACTTTCCAACCTTTTTGCCGCAAGACCAGCATTAGCGACTTGAAAACCAAAACAGTTGGTAAACTTTCAGGATTGCTTGGCAACCTAGAGGTTATTCCCGAAGGTGGTGAGTACACAGCAGATGCAATGTCGGAAGACAAAGAAGCATACGGACTTACTAAATACGGTAAGAAAATCGCTATCACATTGGAAACTATTATCAATGATGATATGGATGCGTTTAGCCGTATTCCACGTGCAATTGCTTACGAAGTTGGGTATAAGCAATCGGATATTATCTACAATATCCTTACTAGCAACCCGAATATGAATGATGCAGTTGCTTTGTTCCATTCTACTCACGGAAACTTGGGTACTGCTGGAGCAATTAGTTCAACTACTTTGGCGGAAGCTAAAAAGAAGATGCGTCAGCAAACTGGTCTTAATGGTAAGTTTATCAATGTTATGCCATCCTTCCTTGTTGTCGGCCCTGATAACGAGCAAGAAGCACTACAATGGATGAATGCTTCATTTAGCCCTGCTACTGTTGGAAACACCAACATCTACCAAGGTTCTATGAGTGTTATCGTTGACCCACGCATCACTACTAAGAACTGGTTTATGGTTGCTGCTCCTAATAGTATTGATACTATCGAGTATGCCTTCCTAGACGGTCAAGGTGATTTCTACACAGAAACCAAACAAGGATTTGATGTGGATGGACTAGAAGTTAAAGTTCGTATGTTCTTTGCTGCAAAAGCAATTGACCATCGCGGAATGTACAAAAACCCTTACGTTTAATCTGTAACAACTAAGAAAATGACTAATTACGTAGCAGAAGGAGAAGTATTCAACTACACCGTTCCAAGTGGTGGTGTTACATCGGGCGACCTAGTTTTGATAGGTGCGCTTGTAGGTGTAGCCGTTAATTCGGGTGTTGAGGATGATTTAATTGCCGTTAACGTTTGCGGAGTGTATGAAGTAGCTAAGGCTGCTGGTGCAATTTCGCAAGGTGCAGCAGTTTACTTTGACGAGGACAACGCGGAAGTGACAACTGCAACATCAGGTGGCTCACCTTGGGCTTCACTTGTATTGGCTGGACACGCTTACGAAGCTGCCTTGTCGGGTGACGCAACGGTTAAGGTTAAGTTGTTGAGTTAATTCAATGCCTAATCCGTTCGACACTTTATCGGACAGGGTTTTTGCAGCCTGTGAGAAGGCAATGGGTTACGATGCTACATGGACGCCTGATGACGACATAGTAGAACAAACTGCAAGGGTATTGTTTGGGCAACCAACTAAACCCGAAACTTTAGGAGAGTATGGGGATGAATATCATCCTCATACTTTTTTTATGGAGTATTGGGACGGAAAGTTTGATGGTTTATTTGAATCTGTGCGCGATGGTGGAGTGGAACACGTGTCTGTTAATGGCACATCTTACTTTGTCCGCGATGTTGTAAGAAAATACGATGGAAGGAATTTTAAGGCTCGATTAGAAGCCGTAACTTCGTGACATGAATTACACGTCAATTGAGAATGATATAGTAGCAAGGCTCGCTCCGTTGGTATCGGCTGGGTATGAGGTTGAAGCTATGCCCGATAATGACGGTTCAAATATCCCTGCCGCAAGAAAGGGTAGAATAACGGTACAAGTTGGAATGGTTAAATTTCTTGAACACAAAAGCATTAGTAGTGCTGTTGTTCAAGACGAAGAAATATATGTTGAAATCATTGTGCGTTCTCGAAAACTTCGGGCAACTGGCGGTGTTTATGATTTAACGGAATTATGTAGGGCGTTGTTAATAGGTTACACGCCAACAAACTGCAAGGTAATGCTTCGCGGTGTTGATTGGGGTGGTATCACGCCTTCTGAACGTTTTGATGGCATTTGGACTTATTCATTAAGGTTAGCTACTCAAAGTGTTTCTATTGGGTCTGCTGATGAGGACATTAGTGTTCTTATTAGTCAAATTACGCTATTAGATGGGTTTTCTATTGACGCTCCAACCCCAACTATCGAGATATACGCTTCTGCTTATAATGTAGAAAATTCAGGCGACCAAGTAATTATCGCGTGGGTATCTACTAACGCAGATGAGGTAACTATATCGGGGCTAGGAGTAGTAGCGGCAAATGGAACGGCTACTATAACAATGTCCGTTAATACCACCTTTACGGCAACGGCAAGCAACGCATACGGAGATGATTCAGCTTTAATAAACGTTACTGTTGGAGCAACTTGTGAAGATGCTATCATTGAACTGAACGGTGTGCAGGTGGCAACCGTACCAAGTGGAGCAACAGAGGACTTTTCTATCTTAAACGGTGGAGGTAATGCCGTTGGAACATGGGATGGAACGTCTTTGGTTGTTGCAAATAACTACACCGAAATAAATGGCGTTCAAGTTACCGACCAGCCAGCGGAAGAATACGCAAGTATTGCTGTTGAATTAGACGGAAACCCATCGGGTACTTGGAATGCTGGAACTCAAACGTGGGAGGTTACCTCACCACCATGCTCACCCGTCACCTTTCAAATAAACGCAGTTAACAAGGAATCCATTACAAGTGGAACGACTTTTAACCTTATCACTAAATTAGACGGGTCGGTTAATTCGGGAACGTACGATGCGCCTACCGATACTCTAAGTTTTACAACAGACCCGTTTCCAGTTCGTTGGGATTACATTGAAGCTACTCAAACACAATACATTGGCTTTGGTTATGCAAGTACAACTGATAGCGATATTATCACAATCAAAAGGAATATAAGAAATCCAAGTACAGGTGTAATTACAACAGCATACGCTACGGACACTTGGAATAATTACTTGACAGCAACTTACGCTTAAAAATAAATTAAAATGAAGTACCAACTAATTCTAAACGGAGAAGATAATAACTTGTCAATCGTTTTTCAAATTACGCAAGTTGTAGATGATGAAACCGTAGTGGTAGCGTCTGACATTAGAAGCGGATTAACTAAAGAGCAAGGAATTGCGGCAGTCGAAGCAGCGTTAATTCAAATTAGCGAAAACTAAGATGGCAAATAGATACGCAGTTGCAACAGGTAACTGGTCAAATACAGCTACTTGGAATGGCGGTACTTTGCCGCAAGCGGGTGATGTCGTTCGCCCAAACAATTTTACCGTAACCATAGACCAAGATATAACAGTAAGTAGTTTGCGAAATGATGCAAGTAGTCCAGCAGTTGCAGGTGGCTCATTTGTAATTACGGCTACCACCACTAGAACATTGACTTGTGGGTTTGAATCTATTGGTTCGGCTGGTTTACTCTTGCGATTACAATCTACAGGCATTGTGAATTTGATTGGTGCAGTTACAAATACTGGCAACAATACGGGTTCTGCATCGGCAGCAATAAGCATAGAAGCCAACAGTACAGTCAATCATACAGGTAATGCAACTGGTGGTAGCAACATAGCAGGTTATGCCGTACCTTGTCCAGCTATTAGAATTATTAGTATATGTACTTTTAACGGAGTTGGTACATATACAGGAGGTAGTGGTAACGATGGTGCAGGTGCAGCTAATGCTGCTATAGAAGTTACTTCTGCCGCTGGAATAGTTGTTATTAACATAACGGGAAATCTAAATGCGGGTTCGGCAATGCTAACACCTGCTGTCGTTATTAGGAATAATAACAATAGCTCATTAAATGTTACAGGTATTGTACAATCATCATCTTCATATCCAGCGATATTAACACAATTTGGTAATGGCAACTCTGGAATCTTAACACTGATATTTATATCAGGTTCAATAATAAACGTAAGTGGAATTAACGCAATCTGTACACACAACCTTAAAATCAGCAGCGCAACTAACGTCACTTGGCTAATGCAAACTGAAAATGCCTTAGTTAATAAAACACTTTATTCAGCCAACGCTTTAACAGGGTTTCCAGTAGAATCTGATGTTGCTGATGGGACGGTGTATGGGCCAGCGTCAGAGTTTGAAGGAACTCTATTGCCATGGGATACAGCCTTTGCCCAAGCCTTAGCAACTGCTCAAAGTAATTTACAATTACCTTCTATTTTAGGCGCAATAACATCATGAAATTTAGCAGTCACTACATTCGGTTTATACTTGCATTTATCGTCTACATTAGCGCGATGGGTTACGTGTTCGCAGCTTCATTCTTAACTATCCCAACGGATAACCAAAGAACGATTGATACGGCTATTGGCTTTGCTTTTGGTATCGTTACCTCAGTAGCATCATATTACTTCGGCAGTTCACAGGGTTCAGCCGATAAAGACAAACGAAATGGAACACTTTAAGACGATGGAAGCAGAGGGAATAGCGGCAATAGTTTCAGCGGTTGTAGGGCTTGCTGGTGGTAAATTTTGGGGCAAAAGTCAACAACTTGACGAGGTTAAGCTATTGATTAGTGAATACCAAGAAGCACATAAGCTAACAAAGGAAGATTTGTCCGATATTCGCGCAGAATTAGAGAGGTCTAAAAAAGCCGAAGAAATTTGTTTCCAACAGCATAGAGAAGCAATGCACAGAATAGACGAATTAGACCGTGGCATTCGCTCATTTACAGGAATACCAACTAAACCGAAGAAGGAATAATGGCAAAGATTACCGTAGGGGGCAAATTTAAGCCCCGTGTTAAGCGCAAACTCCGCAGACATAGTAAGTATCGGGCGAAAGGGTTTAAGTCGTACAGAGGTCAAGGGCGTTAATGGCGAGCCCAAAGAACTTGATAGGAATAACGGTTAATGAAGCGTTAACCCGTTTTCCTGACCTACCTTCGGCAACTTTAGCGAAGAAATTATTTAGCGACTTTCCAGAGTTGTTTATGTCCATCGAGAATACACGTTCGGTTATTCGTTATTATCGTGGGCAAATTGTGTTAATATCGCTGGATATGAAGATGATGATTGTACAATACCTGTAACATTTAATGAGCTATTGTTATTATTCCTAATAACGACAGCAGGTGTTAGC